TTCGCGCTGTGTATCGGCGCCACACAAACTTCGCCATGGAGTCAATCCGAATGACATTTACCGCTTCAAATCTTGAGTTTTCGCCAACGACAACGAGGACGATTTCATGCCGTATTGACCGGTATGCGCAGTTGCTTCACGATACCTATCTTTTGTTGACCCTACCCGATATTTGGTCGCCCCTCTCGTATCTTGGATACAATATCCTCCCGCCGGCTGGATATGACCAACGTTCAAATTCAATTGGATATGAATTCAAATGGATTGAAAACATTGGCTATAACTTGATTGATTACGTTGAGATCACTGCAAACGGCGTGGTTCTTCAGAGACTCACAGGTGAGTGGCTTAAGTTTTACTCGTATCTGACTCACGATCCCAACAAGCGCGCAATCGTTGACCAGATGGTTGGTAATATTCCTGAGCTCAAGGACCCGGCAAATGCGTATGGGCGCCTCGGACAATACCCTCATGCAGTGACACCTCTGAATCAACCTGGAGGAATTCCAAATACGAAGGTTCCGGAACCATCTATTCGGTCTCGCCAGTTGATTATTCCTCTACATTTCTGGTTTGCTGAGAACCCAGGAATGGCACTTCCTCTTGTGTCTATGCAGAACTCGGATGTGTACATCAATGTAACCTTTCGCCCACTCAACCAGCTTTATACTGTAATTGATGTAGCCCCTGCGAGTCCTACATATGGACAGCGTATTCGTTCGAATGATGGCATTGGTAGATTTCTATCACCACCCCTTGCGACTGGAGGAATTAGCAATCCGTCCTTAACGACATTTTTCCCCGATCCATATTTGGAGGGTAATTTCATCTACCTTACGGAGATGGAGATGGCTCAGTTAGCCACCGCTGATCAGACATTCTTAGTGAAGACAGTTACGTTTGTTAATAATCCAGGACAGTATGGTGGTAATTCAGATATTGAGATTCCTTTCTTCAATTTGGTGACTCGCATTGTATGGTCCACTCAGCGATCGGATAAGATTCTCATCAATGACTGGGACAATTACACAAACTGGGATAATCCCAACGTTGCCCCATTTACCTCAACCGGAGTGGCAAATGATGTATTTTCGTCTATCACAAACTCAACTGAGTCACAGACGTTTATGTACTCGAGCGGTCAGCTACAAATTAGCTCGGTGTATCCCCGTGACCCGATCGTAACCGGACAGATTTTGTTGGATGGCAAGGAGCGATTTGCCGTGAAGCCGAACGGATACTTCTCCCTTCTTCAGATGTACAAGCATACCACTGGAGATTCACCTGTGATACCTGGTGTGTACATGTACTCATTTGCCCTGAATAACGATATGTATCAACCCAGTGGAGCAATTAATGGAAGCATGTTTAACAAGGTGATATTGCGTCTGGGGCTTCAACAGCCTCTTCCTACCGCTCAGGGCGTGGCATCTCAGTCAACCGTCTGCGTTCTGAAGTCAACGGTCTTCAGTCCTAATCCAGTGATTGTTACAGCAGCTCAGCTCCTGCTGACGGATCCTAAGACGGGACTTCTGCTGTATCCCCCGGACAGTATTGTCTCTGTGGTTCGCAACACGAATGGTGATAGTGTTATCTTTGCATACACGTATAACCTAGGTGTATATGTTGAGTCAATCAACTTCCTTCGTATCGTAAGTGGTCTTGCGAATTTCGTATTCGCTAACTAATAATGAGCATCACGATTAAGAGTGCCACGTGGGGAGATGAAAAATCCACAACTGATATTACCAACGCAATGATTGAAAAGGCAAAGGATGGGTATCTGGATATGGTTGCTGACAATACGCTTGTTCCAGCAGTTGACTTGTTATCCGGATCTAAGACTGTAGCAATTGATGATTCTGAGAAGACACAGATTAATGAAAATGCTGTTAAGCTCTGTGGTGGAAATGCACAGGACAAAAAGTGTATTGACTTCCAAAAGAATCAGCTTGAATCAAGCACCCTGCAAAAGAAGGTTGCTGAAGCCCAGTCCTCAGCAAATATTGTCACGGGGCGCCGTTTGACTCTTACAGTAATTGATGCAAACGGAGTCGAAAAGGTAATTGCAATACCCGACGGACAGAAGGTGAAGATGGGTGAAAAGCCGGCAGTGGCTCCCTTCAAAATGCCCGAAACGTTTTCAGGCGGAACATGGGAGATCTTGATGCAGTTTGGCAAGATTGCACTTACGATTATAATGACTCTCCTTTGGGTATTTAGTATCGTTGCACCGTATCGGCTTTTTGTTCTGCAGAACAAGCTGATCCTCGCATATGTGCTGACAGGGTTGGCGATTCTCATCCCCTATTCTGGATTGATCACAACACCGGTTGCACTTGCATACTTCAAGTACATGGAACTGAAGCCCGCGAAAGTTGTTCCCGCTGTAGTATAATGTTCCATCTCCTCTGGATTGTAGCGGGGATCATCGTGGGAATGTTGATTGCGTGCATTATCGTTCCGCCAACGCGCCAACAAATTGCTGTCCCGTCTCCCCATGACAAGGACGTATTTCATACAGATACAGGGTGTGTTCGGACCCATGCCATTGAAGTTCCCTGTGGAGCTGAAGCCGATTCCTTCAATCTACTCGCAAGTCTCAACAAGAAGTAATGCTCGACATCACCAAATCACTTGAACGTGCGGGTCCCTTTTTCTCTTTTATCATCGGGCTTGGGATCTCCGTACTCCTGTTTCACCGTAACTACGCCACGTATCGCATTCTTGGAGTGCCCCTGGAGGATGTTGAAGATAAGACGGTCAAGGTAGATGGAAAATGCTACAAATATCGCGTGGAAGATGCAACTTGTGAAATCCCGTCTCCTTCATAAACAATGGACGATTCAACTTCCCTGGACGCCCTACTTCCTTCGCCCCAGCTCCCACAATCTTTGCCTCCCATGCACGGCGTGTCTGGTTCGGACCATATCCAGCGCACACAGATGGCGCCTTCTTTTAAGCCATCTCTCCCTATGATGCGGATGATGTGGGCCAATCTGACTCTGTACATCTCCTTCTTTTTGGCTACGGTGATCTTGTCATTGTCGGCTCCTCGTGATCTCCTGCTCCGATACATCCCGAATGCATACACATCGGGTGGCGTTGTGTCTTGGCAGGGTGCAGGTGTTCTGGGTGCCGCAGCAGTTGTTGTGTCACATCTGCTGAACGTGTTCCTGTTGAGCTTCCTCGGCTAAAATGGATCTACACTGAAGCTGTGGGTCTAGAGCAGACAAGATGCCTATCATCGGAACTAAGGATTGCAAGCACATCATGGGATCGATCAACCGTGGAAATGAGTATCGGAAAAACTGTGCAGATAACCTGTTTGAGGAGCTTGCCGACTTCATTGAGGCGGCATCTCCGGTGAAGACATTTGCCAGGGCGTTCTTCAATCGTAAACCTCCTGTCATTCATATTCCCAATATCCCTCGGTATTTCACCACAAATGACACTGATGTGGATGATGTTGACAAGGTTAAACTTATCACTGAATATGATATCATCCAACGCCTTGAGACGCATATTGGTCATGTTAAGATCACGTGTGAGCATGGTGTGTATTCCCACATTAGCCTCAAGGTCTCTTTCGTACCGAAGGTCAACAATCCAGAGGAAGAGCAGTCTGCGGAGCTTCCTGTTACAGATGATGATGAGAGCATCCAGGATCGTATGCTTCGCAAGGAGACTTCCTGGTAAAGTACTAATGACAACACCTCAACATTGCAACGCATGTAGCGTATATATTTATGATGTCCTGAACTGCGATCTTTCAAGTCAGGACATTTATTACGGTTTTTACAATTTCAAAGCTGTAAAAAAGATTCTTCCAGAACTGGTCCGAGAGTTTCAGAGGATTGCCTCCGATCATCATTACGATGTATTTGATACACCCGATCCCCGTCGGTCAATGTTCATTGTCACTCGGTTGACTGAGGAAGGACTTGTGAAGAGAACCGGGATCTCCTATCATGGAGCTATTACAAGAGGCAAGCCACATCAGATGGCATTCCATTGGGTCAACCATTATTTCCGAAAGTTGTCAGGTCTACAGATGATTCATCGCGAACATTCAGGTGGGTTTGTTGAAGGACCGATCCCGAAACTTGACCTAAAAACTCTTTTGAGATACCTTGATGCAGGTCATATTTCTCCAGAGAAAATGGAAATGTACCTTAATGAACATGATGTATTGCAGTAGATTCGGTTAAAGACAAGTCGGCTTAAAGAAGTAATGTTCCTTCGTCCTGTATATCTACAACAACCACCTGCATGGTTCTATCCACGCATCTTAGTTGGAGCAGGCGAAATGCTCTCACAGGGTTTTTCACGTAAATATGGGATTACGCATGTTATTAACTGTGCATTCCCCGAGGATTCTCCGGTCTGGTTTAAGAATGCATTTCCCAGCAGATATGAATGTCTGAGTGCACATGACACTCTCCACTCTAATATTTTGGATTGGTATCCCAAGTTTGAAGAGACTTTGACGGCCTTTTTGCGTGCTCCTGGATCAGGAACTGTCTTTGTCCATTGTCAGTGTGGGATTAATCGTTCGGCTTTCTTGGCGCTGACCTATATTACGACACATTACAACATGCCGTATGAACAAACTTTTGTGGCGCTAAAACGCCAGCGACCCTGCATGTTGACAAATCCGGTCTTCAGGAAGCAAACTGAAGAGTTTGTAAATGGACGTGTTCCGAATTCGGAAAACCAGGGACGTGGGGACGAGCGGATCGTCAATGGG